TGCTGTGATTACTGCTGGTCAGTTCCAGAACGTGTCTATCCCGACTACTTCTGCTACTGCCGCTGTGACTCAGTTCAACAGCACAGGTACTGTATCACCACAGAACATCATCATGCACCGCAATGCGTTTACTCTCGCAGTAGCCGACCTTGAGTTGCCAGAGGGTGTCCACTTTGCTGGTCGTGCTTCCGACAAGGAAATCGGTCTGTCAATGCGTGTTGTGCGTCAGTACACCATCAACAACGATAGCATCCCAACCCGTTTGGATGTGTTGTACGGCTGGGCACCTTTGTACCCAGAACTCGCTTGCCGCGTTGCCGCTTAATTTTTAACTCTTTTAAGGAATAAATATCATGGCAAATCCAGGCCCAGCAACCACAGTCAGCAATAATCCACAAATCCTTGGTACAAACCAAGCCTTGCGTTTAATTGCTTCCGCACAATCTGTAAACTTATCTGCCGCTGGTGATACAGCGTCAATCGTTTTAGATGTAACTAAATTTGTGCCTACCAGCGTTATCATCACAAACGGCTTAAACTCTAGCGGTGCTACCACCACTATTGCAACGGCTACTGTTGGTGTATACACAGGTAGAGCGCAAACAGGTTCAACCATTTTGACTACCGCTGCTTTGACTAGCAACACCGGTGGCCCTTATGTAACCATTACTGCCGCAACAAATCCAAACACCGCTATATCTAACCCAACTAACATTTATGTTAACGTTGGCACTACGATTGCCGCGACTTGCGATGTGTTTGTCTACGGCTATGACCTCACATTTTTACCCTAATCTGTGAGTAAATAAGGAAAGAGCCATCCTCAAAAGGGGTGGCTTTTTCTGCTTTTACGCTACAATCAATTCATTCTGCAAAGGAATTCCTATGTCTTCTACTACCCTAGCCCGTGGAAATGTTCAAGAATCATTTATCATGGCCCCGTCTTTGACTCCCTCTGCAATGACTACCGCCTCTGTGCAGTCTTTGCAAACCTTTCAAATCTCTGGTCTAAAAGCAACTGACATTTGTTCAGTTCTTCAATACGTAGGCAATCAGACTTCTAATGTTGCAATTACCAATGTAGACGCAACAGCAGACAATACTTTGCAAATCCAATTCCAGAACGTTTCTGGCGCGGCTACTGCAATTACGCCTGCAGCTGGTGTGTATTACATCAGGGTTGACCGCGTAGAAGGCGCACCAATCGCTACGAATGCGGCTTAATCATGGCTAGTTCATCTGTACAAAGAAATGCTGGCCAAACAGTAGCGTTATCAGTCACTTCTACCGCTCATTCGGCAGTTTTGATTGATGACTCTACAAATGACCAGATTAACTACACTTCATTTATCAATACGGGCGCAAGTCCTATTGCGGTGAAGTGGGGTACAACAGACCCAGGCGCACCAGTATTCCCTACTGACGGCACTAATGGGGACTTTGTTTTGCCCGCAGCGATGAATCTGCCAATGATTATTGCTACACCAACTACACCATACTATTTAACAGCAAAGTCCAATTCTGGAACTGCTGGCATTTTGTATGTAACTCCAGCCGCTGACCAATCTTAAAGGGGCGCTATGGCTAACCCTGCCAATTCTGCTGTACAGAATTTATTACCTGTACAGGCGTTATTTAACTTAGATAACACGTTTAATACCTTTATTGGTCAGGGTCAGCCGTTTTTTGCTACGTTTAATCCTATTCAGTCTGGGTTAACAATAACAAGTAGCACGATAGACAGCACAACAATCGGTGCGACTAGCCCTTCTACGGGGGTTTTTACTAATATTGCTACCACCACAGGTACGATTTCTACTTCACCAAGCGCAAACACCGACATAGCGAATAAATACTATGTTGACGCGGTTGCACAGGGGCTTGGCCCTAAAGCAGCTTGTGCAGTAGGTACGACAGCAAACATTACGCTATCTGGTCTGCAAACCATAGATGGCTATACAACGCTTGCTGGTGATAGGGTATTAGTAAAGAATCAAACATCTAGCCAATTTAACGGCATTTATCTGGCATCTGCCTCCACATGGACTCGCGCTGTGGACATGGATGTATGGGCTGAAGTATCAGGCGCATACACAGTTATCCTAAATGGCGGTCAAGCCAATACTGGTTATGTCTGTACCGCGTCTAAGACAGGAACAATAGATGTAACGGCTATGCCTTGGGTGCAGTTTTCAGGCACAGGCACTTACTTTGCCGGCACAGGGCTGACTTTATCGTCTAACACCTTTAGTATTACGAATACTGGTGTAACTGCGGCATCTGTCGGCTCTGCGTCTAAGACTTTAACGGCAACTGTTAACGCACAAGGTCAACTGACCGCGTTGGCAGACACAAATATCGCCATTGCAGCTACTCAGATTACATCTGGCACGATAGACACAGCAAGAATCTCTGGTTCTTACACAGGTATTACTGGTGTAGGAACGCTAACCGCAGGCATTTGGAACGCAAGCACGATTGGCGTGGCTTATGGCGGTACTGGCGCAACTACGCTGACTGGTTATGTCAAGGGAAGCGGTACTAGCGCGTTTACAGCGTCAGCAACAGTTCCAACAACAGACCTAAGTGGCACGATTACTAACGCTCAACTGGCAAATAGCACGATTTCTGGCATATCGCTAGGCTCTAATCTGCTTAGTTTGACTATTGGTTCGAATCTAAGCGGTACAAGTTATAACGGCTCGGCAGCTGTAACGATAACCAACACCGCGCCAATGGTTTATCCAGGCTCAGGAATACCTAACTCAACGGGTTCAGCATGGGGAACAAGTTACAGCACGACAGGCTCTGGAACTGTGGTTGCCTTGGCTACGGGTGCTACGCTAAATAGCCCAACTGTCAGCGATTACGAGACATTTACTGCCGCATCTGCACCGACCTACACATCTGGCAGATTGTGGTACGACAGTACGCTAAAGGCTCTTTCTTACAACAACGATGTAACGAATAACACAATACATCTTGGACAAGAGACCCAGTTAAAGGTTTACAACAACACAGGCTCGACCATTGCTAAAGGTGCGCCTGTCTACATTACATCGACAACAAGCGGATTTACTTATCCTTTAATCGCACTTGCCAAAGCAGACAATCAAACTACTGGGGCTTGTATTGGTTTAACAAATGAAGCCATCGCAACAGGCTCAGAGGGCTATGTAGTCATTAACGGCATCTTGAATGGCGTAAATACTGGGTCTTTTACTGTCGGTGACACGCTGTATGTCAGCCCGTATTCTGCGGGTCAACTGATGAACACTTACCCACCAACTGCTTACGCGGTGAAAATAGGTGTTGTAGCGTATGCAAATTCTCCTAATGGCAGTATTTATGTAAACCAATCTAATGCTTATGTTGTGTCTAACGGCATTATTGGAACTGTCGCTATTGCAAACGGAGGCACAAATGGAACGGCTACTCCTACTGCTGGTGGCATTGCCTATGGTAGCGGTACTGCTTACGCATTTACTTCTGCTGGAACATCTGGTCAAGTTCTAACCTCTGCGGGTGCAGGAACACCTACTTGGTCAACACCAGCTGCTTACGCCACAGTCACAGACGATACGACCACAAACGCGGTGCGTTATCCGCTATATGCAGCTGCTACAAGCGGTAACTTAACGACAGAGTATGTAGCGTCTACCAAATACCAATTTAACCCCTCTACGGGCGTTTTAACTGCTACTGGGTTTAGTGGTTCTGGTGCTAGTCTGACCAGTTTGACCGCAGGCAACCTATCTGGGACAATCCCTAGCGCGGTACTAGGTAATTCCACGCTATACATAGGAACGACTGCTATTGCTCTAAACAGAGCGACTGCAAGCCAATCTTTAACAGGCGTAAGCATTGATGGCTCGGCTGGGTCGGCTACGACAGCGACAACTGCGACCAACGCAACGAACACAGCGGTAACGGATGACACAAGCACAAACGCGGTGTTTTACCCAACTTTTGTAAGCAATACAACTGGAAATCTGCCACAGACTGTATCGTCTACTAAGTTAAAATTCAATCCATCAACTGGCGCGTTAACTGCCAGCCAGTTAATCATTGCACCATAAGGAAATATCATGGGACAGTTAGTATTTCAAGCAACATTAGGCGGTCAAGTTAACTTGGTTGGCCCTAACACAGCGTCAACTTTTAACATTAATGTTCCAGCCGTAGCGGGGAACATGGTTACTACTGGTGACACAGGAACTGTTACCAACACCATGTTGGCGGGTTCTATCGCTAACGCCAAACTCACAAACTCTAGTGTTACTGTTGGTTCTACTTCTATTGCACTAGGTGCTAGTGCTACGACTGTGGCGGGCTTGACGCTGACTAGCCCAACGCTGACAACACCAGCACTAGGAACGCCTGCAAGCGGTGTTTTAACTAATACAACTGGTTTACCTTTGTCGACTGGTGTAACGGGTACATTGCCAGAGGCTAATGGCGGCACAGGCACAACGATTGGCTACTACGGCTTTAAGAACCGCATCATCAATGGTGCGATGGTGATTGACCAGAGGAATGCGGGGGCGGCATCTGCAAACACAATCAATGATTATTGGCTTGACAGATGGTATGTTCAACAAGCACCGACCACAGGTAAGTTAATTGCACAACAAAACGCTGGTTCTGTAACGCCTCCAGCGGGATTTCCAAAATATTTGGGTATTACTTCACAATCCGCATATACAGTTGCCTCTAATGAAAGATTTTCCATAAATCAGCCGATTGAAGGGTTTAACTTCGCTGATTTGGCTTGGGGGACTGCTAGTGCGGCTACTGTTACGTTGTCATTTTGGGTGCGCTCAAGTCTAACTGGAACATTTGGCGGTTGCGTTCAAAACTATGCTGGAAACAGAAGTTACCCATTTAGTTACACAATCAACTCCGCAAATACATGGGAACAAAAATCCGTAACGATTGCGGGTGACCAATCTGGTACTTGGGTAGGTGCAACAAACGCTGGAGTAGCATATCTCGTTTTTTCTGTGGGTGCAGGTTCTAATTTTCAAACAACAGCAAATGCATGGGCGGCTGGCAATTATCAAGCCCCCACAGGCGCAACAAGCGTAGTCGGAACAAATGGCGCAACCTTCTACATCACAGGCGTACAACTAGAAAAAGGCAGTACCGCAACGAGTTTTGATTACAGACCTTATTCGTTAGAGTTTTCAATGTGCCAACGCTACTATCAAAAAGTTACAACTGCTGAAAATGGTAAAGGTATAGGCGTAGGGTTTTATTACACTATAACAACCGCCATAGCACAAATACCTTTTCAAACATACATGAGAGCAACGCCAACTGCTGATGTAAATTCTGGAACAAATTATTTTAGTTTGTTTACAAATGGTGCTGGCGATGGTTTTGATACTGTGTCGTTAAATGAGGCTTCTACATATACAGCTGCAGTAACCAATACGACACAAGCAAGTGGTGTTGCTGGTATGGCTGGACAATTTAAGACTAACAATGCAAGCGCAAGTCTTGCTTTTTCTGCGGAGTTATAAGATGTATAAATTAGTCAATAATATTTTTACTGGTCAACCATCTTCAGTTGAAATATATGTTTCAGAGAATAGAAAATTGTGTATCCCCTTTGACCCCGCTAATTCAGACTATCAAGCGTATTTAAAGTGGGTGGCTGAAGGCAATACGCCTCAACCAGCGGATGAATAAATGAACTACGCTTGGAAAATACTAGATATTTACGCTGATGGTGAGAAAATCACTTCGGCTAAATACCATTGCGCTGTTTTTGATGGTGAAAACACAGTAGAAACAGAAGGCTACGCTACTTTTGATGGCGAGGCTAAAACTGCTTTTTCTGAAGTAACAGAAGAAATGGTCGCACAATGGGCTAAAGAATCGCTGACAATCAATGGCGAATGTCTAGTAGAAAAGCGTTTGAGCGAGCAACTGGCTAACTTAGCAAAGAAGCCAGCAGTCGCGCCTTGGAAGCCACAAATATTTACGCTAGAGGATAAATAATGACTGTCCCTATTGACATCGTAAGCAGAGCGTTAAAAGATATTGGCGCGTTAGAGGCTGGCGAGACACCAACGCCAGAAGCTGCACAAGACGCTTTTGAGATGCTGAACGACCTTATTGACCAATGGTCGAATGAAGACATGATGGTTTATAACGTGACTGAGATTATTTTTCCAGTCATAGCGGGTCAGACCCAGTACACGATTGGCCCAGTCGCTTCGACCGCTAACTTTATTGGCGCATCATTTACAGGCTCAATCTCTGGTGACATTCTTACAGTTACCGCTATTGGCTCTGGCGCGGTTGCTCAAGGTCAAACCCTAAGTGGCACAGGAATTACTACTGGCACAAAGATTGTTGACTTTCTGACGGGCGCTGGTGGTAATGTCAATGAACAAGGTACATACAAACTGAACATTAGTCAGACAGTAGCATCTACTACGATAACTGCTTACTACGAAAAGCCATTACAGATTAACTCTGCTTTTGTGCGTATTAACACCACCTCGAATGGTCAGCCTATCCTCAATGGTGGCTTGGACTACCCAATTTCTGTGCTTGCGTTGCAAGACTACGAGATGATTGGTTTAAAGACGCTGAATGGCCCTTGGCCAAAGGCGCTTTACTACAACCCTGGCGCTGATACTGGCAACTTGTTTGTGTGGCCAAATCCCTCTCAGGGCGAAATGCACTTGTTTGCTAATACGATATTTAGCAGATACAACACTTTGTATGACCCGATTGTGTTGCCACAAGGTTATTCAATGGCGCTACGCTGGTGTTTGGCAGAGCGTTTAATGCCTATGTATGGCAAGGCTAGTCAAGTGCAAATAGCAATGATTAGCGGCTATGCAGCTCAAGCAAAGGCAACTATCAAGCGCAACAACATGAGTCCGTTGCAAGTGGCAAGATACCCAGACGCTTTGATGAACAGTCGAAGCAAAGATGCTGGATGGATACTAACAGGCGGCTTTGTCTAATATGGACTTTGGACTTGTCGGCCCTTCCTACTCTGCGCCCTCGATTTATCAGGATGACCAAGAGACTATCAATTTCTTCCCAGAAGTTGACCCTCTAAAACAGGCTGGTGAACGAGGTGTATTTGCGTTATATCCAACGCCTGGCCTAACCCTAAAAGCCTTACTGCCAAACTTACAAGAAGTGCGTGGATTGCGTACTGTGTCTGGTGGGGCGCAGATGGTCGCTGTGTGCGGGCCTTATGTCTACGCTTTTACTTCTAACTTAGTCCCGTCTGTAATTGGGCTTTTGAACTCTAGTTCTGGTCGCGTATCCATTACTGATAACGGAATTAACGTATACATCGTTGACGGGGCGTATCGCTATACATGGCGCATTTCTTCCCCTGCTAACGCTGTATTTACTGGTTCTACTTCTGGAACTACATTAACTGTTACTTCTATGTCTAGTGGCACTATTGCTATTGGACAATCTTTGTATGGGGTGGGCGTAGCAGCTGAGACTGTTATAACGGCTTTGGGTAGCGGTTCTGGCGGTGTGGGTACATACACTATCAATCTATCTCAAACACTTACCAGTAGGGATTTAAACTCGACTGCGGTAGGCGCAAGGGTTACCGCAACCATAGCAACAAATGTATTAACTGTTACCGCTGTTGCTAGTGGCACTTTATATCTTGGCCAAACAATCCAAGGCGCAGGCGTTACGGCTGGCAGCGTGATTACGGCTTTTGGTACGGGTTCTGGTGGCGTAGGCACTTACACGCTAAGTACAAACAGTACAGTAGCGGTTGGTGTCACTATGTATGGCATTAACTTTTCTGTTTTGCCATCGACAGACGGGGCGTTTAGCGGTGGAAATACTTGCGACATAGTAGATAACTACTTTGTTTACGACCGCCCATCGTCTCAGCAATGGGGTGCGTCTAACTTACTTTCGCCTATTTCTGGCTCAACTTCTTATTCATCTAAAGATGGTGCGCCAGATAACTTAGTGGCTTTGATTGTTGACCACCGAGAAGTCTACCTAATGGGTGAGGCATCATCTGAGGTGTGGGTTGATGTGGGCGCTGTGCCTTTCCCCTTCCAAAGAATACCTGGCACTTCTACCCAACACGGGGTTGCAGCTAAGTTTTCCCTTGCTAGATTAGGTAACTCATTTGCGTATGTTTCACGCAACAATCGTGGTCAAGCACAGGTTATGCAGATGACGGGCTATATGCCTACCAGAATCTCTAACCACGCGGTTGAGAATTCAATAACTAATAAATACATTGATGACGCTATTGCTTGGACTTACCAGTTAGAAGGCCACGAGGTTTATGTAGTTTCATTTCCTACGCTAGAGTTAACTTGGGCGTATGACGCTACGACTCAGATGTGGCACAAATGGCTATACACCAATACTGACGGCTCTTATTCACGCCATAGGGGTAATTGCTGTGCGGTATTCCAAGGAATGGTTTTAGTTGGGGATTACTCCAACGGCTCAATCTATGAACTTGACAAGCAGAACTTTACAGACAATGGGCAAAATGTCCGCAGACTAAGACGCGCACCGCACCTTGTTGCTGATTTACAACGTCAATACTTTGATGAACTACAGATTCAGTTTCAGCCTGGTGTTGGTACAACGGGTTTAACTGTTGGACTTTCATCTAACATATTTGTTAACTCGCCTTTTATTATTTATCCTACGCAGACTTTTAATATTGGCCCGCAAGATATTTATGTGATTGGTATTAACTCAAACGTAAATACAACCTCTACAACGACTTACCCGCAAGCAATGCTTCGCTGGTCTAACGATGGTGGCTCTACTTGGTCACGCGAGTATTGGGTAACTATTGGTCAACAAGGTAAATATAAGAATCGTGCCATTTGGAGAAGATTAGGCATGGCTAGAGATAGGGTGTTTGAGGTTTCTGTAACAGACCCAGTAAACGCTGTGATTATCTCGGCTAACCTAAAAGCAACGGCTGGGGAGAACTAATGGCTACTGGCGTAACCAATACCTCACAGTTAAATCCTTACCCACAATCTGAGTTTTTGGATGGACAGACTAAGCGCCCGACACGGGCGTGGCAACAGTTTTTCCTTAATCTGCTCAACTTCAGTTCCGCAGCTACTGCGACTGCTGGTTCTGCGACCTTACCGGCTAATCCTGTGGGCTTTATAAACATCACGATAAATGGTGTGCCATATAAAGTTCCCTATTACAATGTATGAAGATATTACGCATACCTCCAGAACAAGTGGCACAAAGGTGGTCATCCATCGTGCCTTTTTTGGAAGATGCGTTAACTAAAGCAGTAGCGGATGTAAATGCAGACCAAGCAAAGGTGTATTTATCGTCTGGTCAATGGCTTTTGTTGGGTGGCTTCGAGGGTGAAAATCTGTTAGGCATAGTTGCAGTTCAATTTTCAAACCGAGCAAATGACAGGGTGGCGTTTATTACTGCCGTTGGTGGCAGAGAAATAATAAACGAGGCTTTGATTGATGAGTTTCGTACTATCTTGAGAGCGCAAGGCGCAACGATGATTCAAGGATGTGTGCGGGAATCGGTTGCTAGATTGTTGCGTAGGTTTGGTTTTGCCGAACGCGCTATATTGGTGGAGAATAAACTATGAGATACAACGCCTTTTATGGTGAATTGCCATTAGAAGCCTTTAAACCCATCGGTGGGCGTATGCGCCTGTATGGTGGCGGTGACCCTATTTCTGCCGTTTCTGACGCAGTATCAAGCATTGGTGATATTGGTCAAGGCGCAATAAACGCAGTAAGTGACTTGGGCGTATCAATAGACCAGACTGTGCGCGATGTATTGCCAGGGGGATGGACTACTGCGGCTTTGTTAACGGCTGGTTACTACTATGCACCAGAAATCGGTGCTTACATAAATGCCACAACTGGCAGTACAGTACCACTAGCAGAAGTAGTAGATGCAGGCGTTGTTTCTAGCCCAGTTACAAGCGGAAGTGTTGTTGCTAACGCCCTACCTCCTTTGGCAGATGTGGTTGCGCCTACTGTTGGCTCGGCTACTGGAACAGCATTAGCAAATGTTGCCGCCCCTGCTGTTGCGCCTGTTGTAGCGCCAACTGTTGCGCCTGCGGTTACTAGTACGGCTCTAGGAGATATGGCGGCTACTGGTGCTGGAGGCGGTGTTACTGCTGGTGGAGTAGGGGGTGTTGAAGGCGCATTAGGCGCGCAAGCCGCAATAAATGCCGCTACGCCTGCTGCTAACTCTTCAATTTTGTCTAGTCTTATCCCTTCTACGCCAATGGGTCAGATAGCAGCTGCCCAAGGACTTACAGGTTTAGGCTCTGCTCTGATTGGCTCTAGCGCTGCACAAAAAGCCGCAGACATTCAATCTGCTGCAGCCCAAAACGCAACTGCCTTACAAGGGCAAATGTTTAACACGATTAACCAACAGCAAGCCCCATATCGGACTGCTGGTTATAACGCGCTAAATCAATTAGGCGGCATGGGTGCTGGTCAGTATCAGCAATACGATGCGGCAGGCAACCCAACCACTATGGGTACAGGCTCAGGATACCTAACCAAACAGTTTGGCCCTGCCGACCTACAAGCGGGTCTTGCCCCTAACTATGATTTCATGTTGCAACAGGGTCAGATGGCTAACCAAAGGGCGGCTAATGTTGGCGGTGGCGCTATCGGTGGTAACGCATTACAAGGTCTTAATAAATACACCCAAGACTACGCTGGCAACGCTTACCAAAACGCTTTCCAGAATTTCCAAAACCAAAGAACTGGCATCTACAACACTTTGGCTGGTATAGCCGGTATTGGTCAGACTGGTCAGACTTCAACAAACCAAGCGGCTACAAACCTAGCAAACGCACAATCCCAACTAGGTGTTGGAAGCGCAGCCGCACAAGCAGCTGGTCAAGTCGGAACTGCTGGCGCTTATGGAAATGCACTTGGTCAACTTGGAAGCGGTTTGACATTAGCATCGTTGCTAAACCAGCGTGGCAATGTAACTCTGCCTACCGCATAAGGATACAAAATGGCTGACTATCAATTTAATACCAATCTAACGCCTAATATCCAAGGCACAAACATAGCGGACATGGTTAACCTTGCCCGTGGTGTGCAAGCGTATCAGCAAGCAGAGCAGGCTAATCCATTGGCTATACAAAGAGCGCAGATGGAAATTGCTCAAGCGCAGAAGATGAATCCTTTGGCTGTGCAAAAGTCAACAGAAGAAGTTAAACAAGCAGAAACTGGCACTAAAAAAGGGCAGTTTGAGTTAAATTCAATTCAAACACAAAGGCTTTATGACTTGGCTGGTGGCGTTCTAAATGACCCACGCATCAAAAGTGGTAACAGAGCAGAAGTTATTAGTGCTTTAAATGAAGCCAAAAAACGCGCCCATACTTACAACATCCCAGAAGAAACAGTAGAAGGCGTATTTGCGCCAATCATGAACCAAGCGGTGACAAACCCTAAAAGTGTTCCTACTATTCTTAATAACATTGTTCAATCTGGTCTTGGTGCTAGTGGTCAACAAGGACTGCAAACCCCATCTTTGGTTACTACGCCAAGCGGTCTTGCTACATTTAAAACTGGTGGTAATGTGCTTGAGCCAGCACAAATTGGTGGGCAAGAACCTCCGCCACCACCATCACCAAGTCAGCCTCAAGTGCAAACACAGAAACCACCTCAAGGTGGCGGTGTTACTCCAACACAAATGACATTACCTTACCCAGTTCGCAAGGCTGGTGACATTCGACCATTAGCCCCCGCTGAACAACAAGACAAAGATGCTGGATTTACTTACAGAGATTCTCTAACAAAAGCAACGCAAAAACTAAGCGTATCTTTGCGTAATTTGGATGAAGTAATTAAAAAAGCAGGCGAAGTTGGCGAAAAAGAATGGATGGGCGGTGCTGGTATTTTAGGTTCTGCTGGCAGAAATTTAAGTGTATTTTTAGGCACAGAACAAGGTGTAAATTACAAACGCCTTAGTAAAGATTTGGCTAATTTACAAATATCTTTGGGTGCTGATACTTCTACTGATGCTGGTAAACAACTGTTAGCCGCCGCAAGTGGTGACATAACTTTGCCACCAGATGTATTGCAAGAAATAGCAAAAAGAACAAGAGCAGACAGACAAAACATTGAGATGCAATCCCAAGGCGCACAAGTATTTTCACAAAAATATGGTGACGCTAACCTTAAAAAGTTCCAAAAGGATTGGACAGATAACTCAAAAGATTCTAAAGTCTTTGAGGCTATTAGTATCTATAAGAGCGATATGCCCGAAGAAGACAAGAAAAAAGAAATAAACAAATTGTTTGATGGTGCTTCACCTCAATACATAGAAAAAGTAAAACAATATAGAAGAAATCTTGAAAAATTGTCTGAGACTGGTGGTTTGTAATGTCAGATGCTTTTTCCTCAATATTTGGCGAAGAAACTAAAAAGCCTGTTACGGATGTAAATTTAGTTGCGCCTACTAAAAGCAAAAACTCAGGCAAAAACCCTCAACTGCAAGTAGAAGATGGTTTTGATGCTTTGTTTTCTGATGTTGGCAAACAAAATACACAAACACCACAAAGAACTACTAACCCATTAACTCAATTTGGGCGTAGCGCGGCATCATTAGCAGACATTGCAGCTGGTGGAATCATGCCTGCCGTTGGTCAGGTTGTGCAGGCTGGTGTACGACCATTTACTACGCCACAACGCGCAGAACAAATTGGGCAACAAATTGGTACTGCTGTTGAAACACAGCCAGTAGGCAAATTCTTTGGTGTTACTGAAACGCCAGAATATAAACAAGAAGCAACTCGCCAATTATCTGAATATGTTGGAAAACATTTAGACAAAGGTCTTGAGTGGATTGCTGAAAAAACTGGTGCGCCAGTAGAAGATTTGCGTAACTTGGTAGCAACGCAAGGCTTGGTGCTTGGCCCTAAAGTAGCGAAACCTATTGAAAAAGGCATACAGTTAGCCGCTAAACCTTTTGAATCTGCTTTTGAAGCGGCAAAAACTGTACGCATTGAACCCGTTAAACCAGCTGCACAACCAACTGCACAACCTTCTTTGGTTGGTGTAGGGGCGGCTAAAACAGAGCCAAACCCATTTAAATTGTCTGGAGAAGAAGCTGCAAAAGGCGAATACCCAACAATTAAATATTCCAAAATTGCTGAAGATGTACCACAAGCAGAACAAGCAAAACGCGCACAAATAGCTGCAGAAGTGCTTGGAGATGCAAACCAAATAAGACCAGGCGTTCTTTCTGGAAACGAAAACACTTTACGCAATGAATACTTAACTGCCAAAACGCCAAATGCAGAAGCAGGCAGTTCAGCGGATATTCTCAAACGCCAAATTGTTGCAGAGCAAAATGCTTTGTCTAACTATTCACAAGAACGCATAGCCAAAACTGGCGCAGATACACATTTAATTTCAGATTACCAAAGAGGCGAACGAATACATGATGCTATTGCTGGCGAAGGTGGTTTGCGTGGCTTTTTTGAGCAAGAAAAGCAAAGGCTTTATAACGAAGCAAGACAAAAGGTTGGAGATAACCCAGTTCAAGCATCAAAATTAGAAAGCCTAATTAGTTCACCTCAGTTCAAAGCAGAACTAAAAATTAGAAAACAACCTGATTTTACATCTGGTTTGCAAGATTTGTTGGAATTACATAAGACAGAAGGTCTTGAAGGTACTGCGCCAAACAGTATTGCTGGCTTAGAAAAATTGCGCCAATCACTTAACAAACAATGGAGTCCAGAAAACGCTTATGCGATTGGTCGTGCTGTAAGAATGATTGACGAAGATATTGCTAATGCTGGTGGGCCTGGTCTTTACCAACAGGCTAGAAGTTTGCACAAAGCAGAAAAAACATTGTTTGAATCTAAAGGTATTAAAAATATTTTTGGTGAAATAGACCCTAATGGAATACAAAAGGGTGAAGCATTTGAAAATATTCCAAAAAAATTAAACAACATACCAGCAGACCAATGGAAGCATATTTACGACACTACTGACAAACTTGCCTCTGGCAAATTGTTTGGCGCTATTGACCCTAAAACTGGTGCGCCTGAGTGGATTTTGGATGTCCCACCAGAATTGCAGATGTATGCCAAAAATGCTAAAAATGAAATTATGGGTAGCATTGCAAGAGAAGTTTATCAAAGAGGTGCTAAAAATGCTGGTGTTTGGTCTCAAAAAGGTGTAAACGAAGTATTAAATGCAAGAGCAGAAAAAATACGTCACGCTTTCCCATTAGAAGAACAACAAGCGTTCCATAAACTTAATTATGCTGGGCAAATGATGCCTGGTGAGCATGGCTATGAAGGCGCGGCATTGCAAGCAGAACGGCTTGGTTCTGTTGTATCTAGATTGCCCACTATTGGCAGAGAAGTTGGCGCACTAACTAGAATTCCATTTGCGGCAACTGTTCTTGAAAAAGGTGGTGAAAAATTGCAAGCAAGGGCTATTGCATCCAAGGAAGCAAAGAAAGCGGCAGAACTTAGTAAACAAATGCAAGAAGCCTTTAAAAAAGGCAGTAAGGAATAAACATGGCAGTCAATCTCTCCCCCATCGGTAATGGCTTTCAGTTTTTTACCACTACAGGCATACCACTAGCGTCTGGGTATATCTATACCTATGTGGCTGGCTCTACAACCCCACAGTCAACCTATACAGACTCTACGGGTGCTACGGCTAACACCAACCCAATCCAGTTAGGAACTGACGGCAGACCGCCCTCAGAGATTTGGTTTACCGCAAGTGCTAACTACAAGTTTGTGCTGACTGATTCATCTAATGTTGTTATACAAACATACGACAATTTGTATGGAATTATCGGTACTACACCAAGCGTATCGGCTGTGCCTGCTGGTGGCATCATTATGTGGTCTGGCTCTATCGGCTCTATTCCTTCTGGTTACTATCTGTGTGACGGAACAAACGGAACGCCTGACTTACGGGATAGATTTGTAGTTGGTGCTGGCACTTCGTATGCTGTGGGCAATACGGGTGGCTTTACATCATCTGTGACTTCTAACATTGGTACTAACTTACCGCTCTATTATTCACTAGCCTTCATCCAAAAATCATGAACACCATAGACGCAACAGAAGCCCGTTTGTCGGCACATGAAGAAGTTTGTGCAATGCGTTACGAGCAAATCAATGCTCGGTTAAAGCGCTTAGAGCAAATAATCATTAACGCTTGCGGTGTCCTATTGATAGGCATGGGTGGCGTTATATTTACTTTTATGACGCACAGATAATGTGGAGCCGATTACCCTTACCTTTGCGGCTTGCAAACTAGCCTATGAGGGAATTAAGACAGCCGTTGAGGTCTACAAAGATGTCAAGAGGACTGGCGGTGAGGTTGCGGGTATTGCTGGCGAAGTCGGTGGGTTACTCTCGAAATTCTTTCATGGTCAAGACCAGATAGAAGAAGCGCATAAACAAAAACTAGAAGAGACGCGAGAGTTAGCAAGCCAAGGAAAAGTAAAGAATGTAACAATCCAAGCGATTGACAATGTAATGCACTTACGCCAAGTAAGGCAGTATTACAAGGACTTGGAACACATGGTTCGCTACGAGTTAGGTATGCCTGACTTGTGGGTAGAAATAAAAGCAGAACGTGAGCGCCTCATTGCTGAAACATTAGAGGTAGAAATGCTACATAAACAAGCCACAGAGCGGGCTGAGTTGAAACGGCAAGAAAAGATAAGAAGAATAAAACAGAAGATACATATATACGCAGCTGGCCTGATTGCGGTAGTTTATGTATGTCTAGCAATATGGTTTTTAAGTTGGTTGGTTGAATACGATAGGAAATGGCGATGGGGATACTGATATGGGAAATTTCCGTAATGGTGGTTGTCAACATTCTTATCGTTGTGGTGGTAGGGTGCGCTGCTTGGTTTGTGCGTGAGCATGACAAGCGGGCTGACTACTATAAAAAGCAGGCAGAAATTTGTTGGAGAAATAAATGAATGACTTATTCAATTTGCTTAAAGGGATTGCGCCTACTCTTGCTACTGCTGTTGCTGGGCCTTTGGGCGGTGCCGCTGTTAGTGCTATTGCTAGTCGCTTGGGCGTTAGTGACTCTGTTTCTGAAGTAGCCAAGGCTATTGCCGGTGACCCAGCTGCTGCCCAAAAGATTGCAGAGTTAGAGTTAGAGATGACTAAAGTAGCGGCAGACGCTATGAAGAATGAAGATAACAACGTCTCTACGCGCTGGTCAGCAGATATGGCTAGTGACTCTTGGTTGTCTAAGAATATTCGCCCTATGAGCCTTGTGGCCATCTTTATAGGCTACTTCCTATTTGCCATGATGAGCGCCTTTGGACTTAATGCAAACGAAGCCTATGTAACCTTGTTGGGTCAATGGGGTATGTTGATTATGGGTGCTTACTTTGGCGGTAGGACTGTTGAAAAACTTGCAGAGATGCGAAAGAAATAATTATGTTGTTGACTCCACACTTTACCCTTGAAGAACTGACCCATACCGACCACAGAGAGTTTGACAATACCCCTAACAGTTCTGAGATAAACAATCTCAAGCGTTTGGCTGAGATGCTAGAAGAAGTTAAAACTTTGCTAGACGGCAAGCCAATCATGATTAACTCTGCGTTTCGGTCAAAAGCCGTAAATGATGCTGTGGGTTCAAAAGACACATCACAGCACAGAGTTGGTTGTGCAGCTGACATAAGAGTGCCAGGTCTTACACCAGACCAAGTAGTGCAAGCCATTAAGAACTCACCAATACAGTTTGACCAACTTATAAGAGAGTTTGATTCTTGGACACACGTTTCTGTGCCAAACAACCCATCTGGTACACCACGCAAACAAGTATTGATTATTGATAAACAGGGTACACGGGCGTATTCATAAATTGTTCATATTGACAACTTCTAATACGCACCATGAAAATTCAGCGTGTGAACACACGGCAAGAAGCCGTACAGACGAGATTGTCGGTACTTCAAAAGAAGTGCCTACCCTACGATAAACCTTATGACACAACTAATGGAACTTGGTGGATTGCTACTAAGGCTGGTATGGACATTGGTTTTGCAGGCCTTATTTGTAGTCCTTGGTGGTCTGACTGTGCTTATCTTATACGCTGTGGTGTTTTGCCTGATTATCGTGGACTCGGCTTACAGAAAAAGTTTATACGTGTCCGAATTAGACAAGCAAAAACTCTCGAAATGAATTGGATTGTCACGAGTACCTATGACAACCCAGCCTCTGCAAACTCCCTAATCTCCTGCGGTTTCAAGATGTTTAATCCAAGTAGACCTTGGATGACTAAACATACCTCTTATTGGCGATTAAAACTGGAATAGATATGCCTCAAACACCTAACATTTCTGATGCTGAGTTTATAGAATTG